AGAATGCTTTTCGACAACCGCAATTTCAGCTAGGCTCGCGTCCCTTCGGTTGTCGATAATCTGAGACTGCGTTAACCAGGCGTCGACGGCACCTTTAAGGGCGTCATTACTCGACTTGATTAAGTCGTCTAATATTTTCTTTAATTCCTCGGCTTTTTCTTTTGAAAGTTGAAAAGCATTCTGTGTTTTTTTTCCTGATTTGTCTGATTCTTCGCCAGCTTTTTGAGCGACATCGGGAATTTGGTCAAATGACGATCTAAAAGCGTCAATCGCATTAGTAGCATTATTCCAGATTTCTCCAGAAAAGCCTGTATTAATATCCGCCGAAGCCTTGTTAGCTACCTCCGCTAATTCTTCTAATTCTTTTTCAAGTCTGTCGGCTCCTGCTTTATCGCCAAAAAAATTTGCCATGCCTTTGGCGATTATCTTTAGGCCGCCAGCTATGTGCGTCCAAGTCGTTGTCCACAGCTTATCTAGCTTATCGATGTTCAAAATTACTAATTCAAAACCAGCCGCGAGTGACAAAACGGCAGTAACAACGACAGCTATCTGCCCAGCCACTAACAACTGTTGAGCAGCTATCAAACCCATTAAACTAAGGTACTTCCCTAAAGCAATCACCGCCCCGGTAATGGCAGTCTGGATAGATGCAATGCTAGCGAGAACACTAGCCGACATTGTGACGCCAAAAGATGCCGCCAAGACTAGAACCGCCGTTGACAGACCGACAATGGTTAAAGTTAACTCTCCAATAGCTACTGCTAAATTTTTCCAATTGACCGCTTTGATAGCATTTTGCAAGGCTTCAAATATCGTTGATACGTCGTTTTTTAGCTCAATTAATCCGGGTTTAATGTCTTTAATAAAGACGATTAATTCTTCAGCCATTCTTTTTTGAAATTGAAGTTTTTTAGGAATGTCCAAAATGTCTGAAAATAGCTTGCCTATTTCCTCTTGTAAGTCGCCGAATGCGTTAGACGATTGTAATTTTGAACCGGCCAGTGTCGATGCTAAGACTTCGCCGAATCCATTAAACTTTTCAGAGACCAGGTCAACCGCCTTACCGGCTTTGATTTCTTCTTTGGTAAGATTTCCTACTTCGGGAAGAAGACGGGCGATTGCAATGCTGTTGCCCTGATAAGTTTTTAGCAAAGAATCAAAAACAACATTAACATCTTTATCCATGGCCGCTGCCATATCGACCGAAGTTTTAACCAGCTTTTTCGACTGTTCATCAGTAACACCGAAACTTTTAGCGACTGCCAACATGCTTATTGTCGTATCGTCGTCTTGAACTGTGACTCTCTGTAATTCAGCGGCAAACTCTCTAAAGCCTGCCATTGCCTTATCAGTATATTGGCCCATGTTTTTAAGAGTATTTGCCAACTTCGTATCAGCACGTTCGGCGTCAATGTAGGCATTGACAACGCTATCGATCGACCCCTTAACTAGGTCATACGCTTTTCTAGCTAATTCAAAACCTTGATTTAAACTAACAATGCTTACAGCGAGTTTATTAATCTGTGTACTTGCCTTAGCACTGTCGCTCGCAACCTTTTTGATTTGCGGGCTTGCACTGTCTTCTGCAACCAATACAACTTTAAATTCTGCGTTTTGACTTACAGGCATTTATTTTTTTTTCCCGAAAATAGCTTCTAAAATATTTTTCGTATATGACTGCACGTCATGCCAGACTCGCCGGTATACCCGTTCCCGCCAACGATCTAAAAATATCGGGAACACGTCTGCGAAAACTTCGCTTTGCTCTGACATCGGCCCGCTATCGGGAAAATGTCCAGTTTCCATAGCTATTCGGCAGTCATTAAATAAGTTTAACATATCGGGATACCAAAGGGATTTACCGGGACAGAAAGTGTATTGCAGGCTGTAATCGTCTATCTTTAAAGGCTTAATAATATTGAAGCTGTCGTCTTTACATTTGCGGGAATTTTGAACGGTTTCGGGACACCTTGCACAATCAAACTTCTTAACGGCGCTCGCTTGTGCAAAGCGAAGGTCAACGAGCGCCGCAATTAGTTTTTTGCTTCAGACCGTGACGACTTTAAAACGTGTTGCGTGTAAACCCCGAAAATATCGGCTGCAATCCCAAGTCTGTCGAGTGTCGCTAAAAGGTCATCTGTTGGAAAGCCTAAGCCTGATTTTTTAAATACTAGATGCTCTTCTAACGGTAGATCTGACGGGTTAACAATGTCTTTAAGCACTGCCTTTGTTACGGCAAATTGCCAAGATCCCATGCTAACAGAAGGTCTACCCTCATCGTCTTTTGAAGAAGTCATAGAGTTTTTAATTCGCTCGGCTTCCGCTTTTTTCAGGTCAAGATTTAAAATAAAATATGTCGGCGTAGCCTTTAACTTTAAATGCGACTCGTCGCCGGTCTCTATATACTTATCGTGGTCGCTACCCTCGTCTAGCGCGTCATCGATCTTTGCGATTAATTTGAACATCTTTAGATCAATATTCGGCTTGTAGCGAATGGCCATTATTTCACCTTTTTTATTGTTTACATAAAAATACCATAGCCTCGTAATTGTGGCTATGGCATTAAGAATGAAAAAGGCAAACCTTAGTTAACCGAAACGTAGCTTAATTGGATCTTTACCGCCAGCCTTGCTCTGAAATAAATTCCCCGTTAAAGTAACCGGCGTCGTCCCGTTTTCCGGTACGTCAATCGGAGCTGCGTTAGTGACCCACTTCGGAGCTGTGATTTTCAAATATCGACCAGATACCGCACCTAAAAGTATCTCGGGATTAAGACCCTCAAATTTTCTCGACCTTACAACCTTGCCGAAAGTCTCGTTGGACATGTCGAAAGTCACCGACAGCTCGGCCGTCATTCGATTACCTGCAGCAAAGCCAGCATTAGTATCCTTACCAAAACGGTTGTCAAACTCAACATGGTCGTTATTGATATTCAGGCTGATATTAGTCACGTCTACCGCACTTGCGGTCTGGTCAAGTTTGAAATGCCCGACTAGATCAGTGAAAATCGCATCGCGGCCGGTCTGCTGTACGGCGCCCGGGTCCCATGGCACAATGTAAACGCCGGCTCCGATTGTTACCGGAGAAGAAAGCGTTAGCTGATTAAGAGAATCGTCATAACTTACGACCGACAAAGACCCGTCAACACCCAGAAGAATCGTTCTACCGTCAGTATCAACCGCCATGACGCGGGCCGTCTCTGTGTAGTATTCCGATTCGTCGGCCGTCAACGTGACGACTGCCGAAGCAACCGAAGGGGCCGACAATAGACCGATCCCGGCAATCGCCGAATCTGCTGCCCTGCCCTGATATTTAACAGTAGCGGGACCGTCGCCGGGAAACTCAAGACCCATTGACCCGACGTGCCCGCCCGTAATGTACTCGCCAAAGATTGTCGATACCCGAACCATTGACATATAGATAACCGGCAAGTCCTGTTCGAAATCTATCGTTGTCCCGGTATTTGTCTTTTTGCCAAGAGCGGCTTCGATTAAAAGCTGCACTGCGTTATCAATCGATGCACCGGCAGAACCTGACATATTGACATAAGTGTCAAAATCGAATGCGACATTTTTCTTTGCCTTGATAACACCCGTATGATAGCGGCCGCTACGGTGAGCATTTGACGTTACCGGCTGATCGAAGGTGACGCCGCCAGTTGTGTAAAGTAAAAAGTCAGAATCGTCTGTTCCCGCCGTTTCAATGCCGCCCTGGCCAACGCCAAGATTCAAGTCATCGGCGATATTGTCTACTGCGCCGTCGGTGATAACGACCGTCGCCGCTATGCCGGTCGACTGGTTCCAAACTTCATAGTGATCGTCGCCGCCGTCGAAGTCGACCCATACGCGGGCGTCTTGACCGGCCGCGGCAAGTGCTGCATTGATCGCCGTTTCGAGCTCCGCCGCAATCAACACACCCGACGTCTTACCAGCTTGCGTCAAGGTCACGTCGACAATGGCCCCGCCCGATACCGATATTTTCAGCTTATTATCAGACCCGGCACTAATGTTGGTCGACGCTACTGTCCCACCTTCGCTTTTGCCTTGTGTCCCGATAGCTGGCGGATTGAACACTCGTGGTGTTGTCTCACGTTTCAAATAGATCGCGCCGTCAAGGCCAAGGTTATAGCCCTTCTTATCGCTCGTATAAATCTGCGCGTAATTAGTTTTCGACCGATACTTAGCCATAACCGTTAGCCTCCATTATGTTTTATGATGTTTCACATGAAACATTATATATCATTATTTTTATAAATCTTGTGGTCTTGTTCGGTAATATGTTAGCAGATTAACCGTCGCAATGCGATTTCCCTCAATCATTCGCAGGTCGGTTTCGTCCGTTTCTAAAGACACCTGATAAACCCGCTCGTGAAATCTAAAGGCATCCTGGACGTTGGCAGTCGGATGATTTGCGAAAATAGCCTTGCTGATCATCCTTATTAATTCATTCATTTGCTCGTCTGTTGCCTCTTCGCCGTGAATTAACTGAAGTCGCCAAGATCTTGTGACATTCAAAACTTGGTGCTCATGCGCGTACGCCCCGCCCTCGTCAAGTAAAAATACTGCCGGCAAGTCTTCGGGCGACAACTCTAGGCTTAGCGGTATCTCATCGTAAAAGACATGGGCGAAGCCAACGGGATAGCCGTTAGCTGTCTTGATTGTTTCGAGTCGCGTTTTTAAGGCGATACCGACATCTGAACGAATGCTACTCATTGCGCTTTAACTCTTCGTTGAAATATCCCGATAGCTTACCATATTCGGCCTCCATTGCCGGGGTGACGTATGGCCGTGCTCTTATTTTCACTTCTTTTTTCAAAACAAACAGCAAATGGAATATACTCTTAGGGCCAGACTTCATTTTTTTTGTCTCTGTAAATCCAGCAACCTGATTGCCCTTCCCACTTTTAAAAATAGAAAACGAACCTTTAAGCCCGCTATATCCTTTTTTCTTGCCAATGATACTGCCGACAAGATCGCTCGGGGTGACGTTTTTAAACCGTCCTAGCTTACCCGTCGACTTCGGGCCGGTCTGGGGTATCCAAAGATTCTTAGCCTTCTTTGGCGTGATCGGCCCGTCGGACCCGTACTCGTGGACACGTCCGTAAGGTCTTGTCACACCGTCGCGGCCCTTCTGACTGCGAACAGCAACATATACTGAGCCAATCTGTCGACCCGATCCCGCTTCAAACGCGGAAAAAATTGCATTCATTAGATTGCCAGTCTTTGGCTTGATCTTGGTGCCCTTAAAATTATCGCGGACGTTTTGCTTTGCTTTTAATTCTGCTTTTGTTACGGCGCGAATCATCGCCCTGAAGAGAGACTGTCGGACGTTCCCGACAATGCGCTGATAAAACTCAGCCATAAACCGGATGTCGCGAACCTTTCTAGGCATTAGACGTTGCCAATCGCGACTGAAGACGAAACAGGCCAGTCAATACGACGATAGCTCGACAAGAGGCCGATAGCCTCAACCGGCAAGCCTGCCTCTTTGTGCCAAGCACCTTGATAGCTGATCGATTCGCCCTCTTTGGATTTTGACGTAATGCCGACTGCCTGCCTTGTGCGCATACGGTAGTAACCTTCTACCGTTATTTTTGTAGCAAGTTTTACTTTCGCAGGAATTACAGCATAGCCGTAAGTGTAATCTACTCGCAGATAGCCCCTTGATTTGGGCAAATTAAAGTTAAGCATCTTAATTTCAACGCTATCAGAATTGTATGATGCTGACGGTAATTCACTCCCACCGTTGCCTTGAGAATCGACACCTGCCACAACCTTTTGAACCGAGATTAAAGGCCAACCCTCGGGGATGATCACGTCTTGTCTTCTGACATCGTGCAATTCCTTGGTGACAACTATAGGCGCATTAAACTTTGATTCTGTCCAAGCGTCGATCGCATCACACGACGAAGCAATCAAATCGGTCAATAGGGTATCCTTGGTTGTATCCGTCAAGGAAATACCTAGCCATTCTTTGGCTTCGTTCAAAGTGATATAGCTCATATGGTGATTTCTTTCTTAATCGAACGACCCGCCATCGATGCGTTACTCGGACGCCCTGGCCTTCGCGGCAGCACGTTCTTTGTGTCGACCGTTTCAGGCTCCACAACCTTGTTAATCTTGTCTTGTCTCTTTTGCCAAGTACCATGCACCAATGTTTTTACTTCGTAAGATTCGCCGATCTGCTTAACGAAGTCGGGAAACTTCTTACAAAGGTGTAAACCTAAATCGACCTCGACTGTAAAAGTGTCGCCGCTGCTACATGATAACCCGCTAAATTCTGTGAACCGGATCGGATAACGGCCGGCTAGTTTAATTTCAATGTCAAACACTTTCATAACTTTACCTCAAAAGAAAAAACCCGGCCAAATAGCCGGGCCAATTGGCTTCATGCCTATTCTACTATTAAACGGTCTCTATGTTAATCGCTATTGCAATCGCCTTCTCGGTCGCCGACTGAGGCACACCGCCGAATGTGTGGCGTTTCTTAGCAGACATCAGCATAAGGTCAGAACTAGGCAAACTTGGTGCCGCCCATACACGAACCGCTGCCCTTAGATGTCTTGAGAATCTCGATTTCTTCACAAGACCAAGCCAAGTTTTTGTCTCGGCTGGCACAGTATAAAGGCCGGTTGCTGCTAAGTCTTCTCTCACAAATTCAGACGCAACGCCCTTAATTCCGAAGATCGCCGGAAATTGACCCGTCACGTTCGGAGCCGGTTGACCGACGTTGTACCACGTGAAAAGTTCGGGAATTGCGCCCGTAACTACTTGCGTATCGATTGACGTACCGACAAGCCAACAAAGATCGGCCTTATCACTCGATGCCTTGCCAATGCGTTTTAACAATTCTGCAAATAGCGGCTTATCAGCGACAGCACCGGAATGATCATAGACAACGCCATTCGCGCTATTGTCCAATGCGCGTTTTCTCAGACCCTTGAAAGCCTTTCTAAAGTCGGTCGCTGCCACGACGTCGGCATCCATGTGAGCTATAGAATCGTCACCGTCTAAAAGTGATCGCTCTTCACTGCGTCCGATACCGGCTAGCACTTCTTTTCGAAATTTTTCGATAACTGCCGGAGCAGAATCTTGGTTAAGATCCTCAGTTATTTGTGTATGAACGACGTTGTTTTTCGCATTTACGACATAATTTGCTGATGTGTTACTCTGAATTGCAAACGTCGCAACATCGGTTTCAAGCTGGCCAAACAATCGACCTAACGCGCCGTTAGTCGTAACCGTTGCGCTTTCCATTGGCATCTCGTCAAATTGATCGGCGAGAAGTCGTGGAACCTCATATTCTTCAAAATAGAATCTCGAATTGACATTCGGTATCCAAGTTGAAAAATCAGTAATATTGAAAGCCTTCAAAGTCGGCTCTAACATCTTTTTGTACATAGGCGTCGACATCATTTGATCCGCACTCGGTCGGTTGGTCTTAAACAAATAGCTGGCCTGGATCTCGACATCAGAAACCATTTTCTTCAATTGAAAAAGTCTGATCCTAACATCGTCGGGCATCATTCCCGTCGACTTCCTTGAACCGAAGTTTAGAGAGTCGCCAACGCGCACGTTGTCGCTTTTTTCGACGTGTCCGAAAATGTCGGCTAAGTCAGTAGCGCCGCACATTTTCGCAATCTCAAGATCTTTTTCAAAAATAGGCTTGCCGATTTGAGCCGGAGCCTGTCCGCTTGAAATCACTTCGTACAGTTTCGCCGCATTTGTCTTGTTGTCGGCTGTAGTTCCAGGCATAAATTATTTCCTTTCAATTGTTATTAAAAACATGCCGACAAACGGCTTTGTTAATTAATGATATTATGACGCCTTCTTACCGGCAAGCGCCTGAATTGCTTTAATCAAATCTGCTGAAGTTGTATTGAGATTAGTAAGGTCAGCTTTGATAGCTACGATATCAGCTTTAACTTGCTTCATTTCGTCGTCATCGGCAGGCTTCTCATCATCGGCAGGCTTGTCATCGCCAACTTTTTCAAGCAACTTCGATTGACCTTCGGCTAGTGCTTTGATGCCCGCGTCGATCCCGCTCAGAGTTTCAGCCAGCTTTGTTAAAAGCTGTTCTAGTTTTTCCATTTCCGGAGCCTCCAAATTGATTTGATTATTGATTACATTATCATCAGAACTGCTTTTATAAAAGCTATATACTTTTTTCGTCTCGCTATCATTCTTTTTTACGTCGAAAAGCGAATTAGCATTACAGGGAACCGATACAACGCTTAGTTCCAACATCTCCCATGCTTTTATAATCGCGGGTTCAACGATATCGCCACGCTCGTTATATGTCGGGTATTGTATCTCGTGCGGTATGAAGCCGATCGATACGGCTCTGAGTATGCCCTGAGCGACAAGGCTGCGCGTTTCCATTTGACAACTAGTCAGTGGTCCCGCTGCCGGATCACCGATCCATGCCTCAAACTTCACGCCGTCCTGCTCGGCTGATAACATTGTGACAAGGCCGATAGGGTCTGCATGGCAGTGCTGAGCTAATAGTATACTATTTTTTTCATATGATGAGAATTGCCCGCCCATCGGATCGACAATTTCAACCATGCGGTCCATTTCGTTAGCATTCGCCATGCCGCCGATGATTTGCCTTTGATCTGCATTATAGGCTTTTTCTTTAACCTTAAATTCAGCGGAACGTGTCGACAATTGCGGTAACTCGCTTGCCTTTACGGCCGGAACTAACACGCCCTTGCCGTTTGTCGTAAAGCCGGGCCAACGCTTCGCCCATAAACTCAATAGCTGATCAATAGTCATTAGCTAGGCC